AGATCAATTAGATATAGACATTCCTTATGGTAAAAAACAAAAAGACAAAAAAGGTATTATGATGGTGGATGATGTTCTTGATGAAGCGTACGAACAATATATTTACGATTTATTAGAAAATAGACCTGATGCTACACCGATGAGCAAAGAAGAATTTAGAAGAATGGTTATTTTTGAAGGTATGATGGGTGGTGGTCAACCATTACCAGAAGATCCAACAAAACCAGTTAACCCTTTTCAACCAAAACCAATAGGACCAGTGCTACCAGATAAAAGACAGATGGCAGCATTTGGTGGTATCATGGGTATAGATGGTAGAAGACGATATGGTGCTGGATCTATTTTTCAAAAACTAAAAGATATTGGAGAACAATATTTTACCGGAAAAACTGCAATAGAAATTGAAAACGAATCACAAATGAGAGTCGATAGAGAACAAGGTATTAATAGACCAATTCCAGAAGGTTTTGATTTAAAAACTCAAAAAATAGCGAACTTACCAGTTATTGGTGATCCGGAAGGAGAGTATGGACCACAAGAAGGTTTTTTCGATACTTTATTTAAAGGTTCAAAAACAGACGGTGAACGTCGTGAGGGTGGTCTTACAGAAGCTATTGCTAAAAGTATTGTGCCAGTAGTTGGTGGTATCACAGCAGGTTTATTTACTAAAAACCAACCACCAGAACAATTAGGTGTATCAACAGATGACACACAATTAAAATTAGGAGAACTTAAACAAGCTGCAAACGTATTAGATCAGAAACAAGGATTAGCAGCAGGATTAAATTTTTTACCGCCTGTTGCAGCTAGACAATTTACGCCAGCAGAAATGGTCGAACAATATGCAAAAGAAACAGTTAAAGTAGCTAACGGTGGTAGAATACGTATGGCTGAAGGTGGAATCATGGACCTTGGTGGTTTAGAAAAAGATTACAGAAACACTGGTGGTTTTGTAGAAATCGGAGCTAAAGAAAAAGCGGACGATGTGCCTGCAAGATTAAGTGTAAATGAGTTTGTATTTACAGCAGATGCTGTTAGAAACGCAGGTGGTGGAGATATTGACGAAGGAGCTAAAGTCATGGAAAACGTGATGAAACATTTAGAAGGCGGAGGACGATTGTCTAGAGAGTCACAAGGTATGGGTGGTGCTAGAGATATGTTCGCAGTCTCGGAAAGATTAAGCGAGGTAGTATAATGGCAGTCGAAACAGTACAAAATATACCACAACAATACGTAACAGATCTTGGTGTTGACTTTGGTAAACAACTTGCAGGTTTAACTGCAATTCCTTTAGATACATCTAGATTTGCACCGCAAGTAGCAGCACAAGATCCACTGCAAACACAAGCTGCATCATTAGCAGCATCAGGTGTTGGGGCTTATCAACCTTTTTTAAATCAAGCGTCCACACTATCGGGGCCAACAGCTTATCAACAATTTATGTCTCCGTACCAACAAGATATAATCGATGCAACGTTAGCGGATTTTGATAAACAAGCAGCGATAGACCGAACAAGAATTATGCAAGAAGCAGGAAGGGGCACAGTCGGTAATTTAGATGCTGGTAGATTTGGTGTACAACTTGCTGAACAAGGAGCACAATCTAATTTAGATAGAGCAGCATTACTTGCAACATTAAGACAACAAGGATTTAACACAGCACAAAATTTAGCTAACAGAGCGTTTGGTCAACAAAGAATGTTAGCAAGTGACATAACAGATTTACAAACAGCAGATATTAACCAGTTGGGTCGATTGGGCGGTCTACAACAAGCACAACAACAAGCAGTACTTGATGCACAAAGAGAAGCAAATAGATTACAGGCGTTTGAACCTTATGAAAGGTTGTCAACATACGGTTCTGGAGTTGCAAGTCTATTCTCTGGTAATGCACCATTTGGATTCCAATCAACAGTAACACCTAATCCAACACCATTACAAACGGCTCTTGGAACAGCTAGTGTTCTAAGTGGTATCTTTGGTGGAGGCACAAGTAGAAGAGCTGAACGAGACGCAGGTATTTAACATGAACAGAATAATGCGTAGACCAATGTTTAGAAAAGGTGGTAGTGCCGGTGAAGGTATTACTTCAGGCCTTGCACCTAGACAAGGATATGACGAAGCAGGTAGTGTTGAACAAAACGATCTATCTAAAATAGATATCAGAAACATGAACATGCAACAGTTAAGAGACCTTGCATCACAAATGGCTTACAAAGCACCACCAATGCCTAGAGATAGATCACTTGATGATTTTAAAATAGACTTTGGTTTAAATCTAATATCAAGACCTGCAGCAGGTAACATATTTCAAACAGCTGCATTATCAGCTGAAGATCCATTTAAAAGATTTAGAGAAAGCAGAGGACTTTACGATAAATCTCTACAAGACAGAGCCATCAACAGATACAATGCAGAAGCTAATATGTTCAAAACATTAATTGGTGCACAGGCTGACATTCTTGGGTCTGATACAGGTGGTAAAACATATAGAGATTTAGAAATAGCTAAACAACTAGAGTCAATCATACCACAAATTTATAAATTAGAAGACAAAGTAAAAGCAGGCACAGCTACACAAGATGAAATTATACAATTAGAAGTTTTAAAAACACAAAAAAATAACTTTACTAAATCTAACCCTATAACAGAAGGTGCGATAGATATATTTATTAAATCGAGTCAGGGTCAAACTTTGTTTAGTAGTATTACCGAACAATTATTTAGAGATGATAAAACACAAGCAACTGAAAAATACGAAAATGAAAACGATCCACAGTTATATATTGATGCTATTGAGCAAATTAAAAAAATACTTGGACAGTTTTCAAGTGGTGGTAGAGCGGGCTACGCTAATGGTGAAATGGTAATGAAAGAACAAATTACAGAGACCATGACTCCCGGACCTACAGCTCCAGCAACTACAAATCCAATAAGTTATGATCAACTAAGAGCTAGACTACCAAAAGAAATTACAGATGATATTGTACAACTTATAACTAACAGTGCAGAAGCACTAGAGGACTTTGCATCAATATCAACTCAACAAGACGTAGATCAATTTAACAAAAAATATAACGTTAACTTAGTATTACCAGCGGAGGCGTAACATGGCTACAACCGCCTACGAACGATACCTCAAAAATAAAAAAGAAGAGGATTCATTAGAACCTGTCGATATACAAGTTCAAGATCAAAAACCTGTTGATCTTGACGAAATTAAATTTAAAATTCAAGAAACACTAACAGAAAAAACAGAACCTAAAAAACCTGTTAAGTGGTTATCTCTTCCTGATCCTAAAAACATCATGAATTTATATTACACACTTAATCCTACAAAAAGATTAGGTGATGCAATAGGGATGAAGAAAGATCCTAAAGAACTTATTAAACAAATACCAGATCAAGAAAGAGATTACATTTCAGGCCTTGATGAAATAGCCAGAGGTATAGACTCAGGAATATATGACCTTAACCATAGTATCGGTAGTTTATTATTTGCTGGAACAGACTTGGTGGCAAACACAGACCTTCTATCTAAGTTTGAAAAAATTATGGAGAAAGAAAGCACCTTATTAAATCGTCCTGAAACATGGAGAGGAGAGGTGACTTCTCTACTAACACAGTTTGGTATTCCAGGTGGTTTATTTACTAAAATTATTGGAAGAATACCTGTAATCTCAAAAATGTATAAAGCAGCTGATAAAATTAAAGGTGGTAAGCTTAGAAAAACAAGTAAAGTTGCAGTGAGAGCTACTGAAGGTGCAACTATTGTGGGTGTTACAGATTTTATAGCATCAGAGCCTGGAAGAGAATCTTTATTTTTTGAACCAGAAAAAACAGACGGATTAACTGGTAGAAAAAAAGCTGCAGCAGAATTTAGAAATAGAATTAAATACGGAGCTGAAGGAACATTAGTTGGTGGTGGTTTTCCTATTGTAGGTAAATTTACACAGCTAGGATACAAATATGGGTTAGCTCCTTTTGTAAAAACAACTGCTAGTCTCGGTGCAAAAACAATTGACAAGACAGTGGTTAGACCTGCAGAAATAATTTTAGGAAGTAGACTTGTAAAACCAATAACTACGAACGCATCAAAAGGCATACAAAATGCAACCAACTTTACAATTAGCAAACTTATGGCACCTTTACTTGTGTCTGGTATGTCAAGAAAAATAGTAAGACAACTACCACCGTTTGAACAATGGAGATTAAAATCGGTTACTGATCCAAATCCAGTTAATAAATCTATTAAAAGATTAGATAACTTTTTATCTTTATTTAGATCTTACGGTAAACAGCCAAAAGATATTGAGGGTGTATCTGAACAGGTCCAATTATATATTAAAGCTAGAGCTAGAAAAATTGACAGAACATATGAAGGTTTAGAAAAAACTGCATACAATTTAGCTAAACAATTTCAAAATGACTATAACAGTGCAACTACATCTAGACCAATGCAAAAATATTTTTTAGATCAACTAGATGAATACGTAAAAGGACAAATTAAATTAACAGATTTACCAAAAGAATTACAACCGGGTGCAAAAGATTTGGTTAATGATATTCAAAAAATAATGACAGAGTTTAAAAAAGTTTTACCAAAAGGTAGAGAGGCTGACGAGTTAGCTAAAGATCTTGCAAACATAGAAATAAAAGATGTAAAAAAATATTTAGTTAGATCTTTTGAAACATTTAGAAATCCTGAGTATGTGCCACCAAAAGAAGTTGTAGATAAAGCTGTTGTGTATCTCGTAGATAAAGTAATTAAAAAAAATACAAGTTTAAAAGAATCAGCAAAAGCTGCTTTTCCTAAACTAAAAGCAGAAGATGCTTATAAAGAATCAGCTAAAATGCATGTGCAAGACATACTTCGTACTGGTAAAGCTGAAGGTAAGTCACCACTTAAACAATTAAAAGAAATAGGAACTAGAATATTATTAAATGATAAATACAAATTTTTAAAAACTGGTGAAGAATTACCAGATCAAATACAAAATTTACTAGGTCCTGAGAGAAATTTAAAAGCCTCTGTTGCTTACACAACATCTGAAGCAATTTCATCTATGGCAAATAAAAAAGCTGCAGATTATATTGCTCAGTCTGGATTAAAAAATGGTTGGTTGTTTAATACTTTAGAAGACGCTGTTAACGCTGGTTTTATTGGTGCGCAAGAAATAACCAAAGTTCCAAGACTAGGTATTATGAAATCTCAATTATTAGGTAAATATGCATCACCTGAATACGTACAGATGTTTCAAGGTGTTGGAAATGATTTAGATAAATTAGTGCAAATGGCAATATATCGTCATTTATTACAAGCTAAGGTTACTGTGCAGATTGGTAAAACTTTATACTCACCACAAACACAAGTTAGAAACGTAACATCAGCCTCTTTCTTTGCTTTAATGAATGGCCACATTGGTAACAAAGCTAGCGTTACAGACGCTATGAGAATTGTTGCAAGAGATATATTTAAAGCAGGTAAAAAAGGAAATATCGATGAAGTTGAATTTAATAATTATGTAGAAAAATTAGTAAAACTTGGAGTGTGGGATGAAAACGTTGTGGCTGCTGAAATGAAATCTGTTCTTGAAGATTTAAGGGGTGGAGTAATTAACACAACAGATAAATTATTTGATAGACTTATGAAGTCTGCACCTACAGATAAAGTTGCAAGAACTTACGCTGGAGGTGATAATCTTTGGAAACAATATGGTTGGGAGTATGGTAAGTCACAGCTATCAATGGCACTTAAAAATGTTGATGAAGTTGCTGAATGGTTTAGATACATGGGTAAACCTTTTGATAAAATCAATACAATTACAGGTCAAAAGAAAACTTATACTGATGCGATAGAAGAAGCATCGGCATATTTATTAAGAAATACATATCCTACTTATAGTAAAGTTCCACCATTTATACAAAACTTAAGAAAGATTGCAGTGGTTGGAAACTTTATATCGTTCCCTGCAGAGATATTAAGAACAGGAACAAATATTATTGCAATTGGTTTGAAAGAAGCAGCCCACCCTAACGCTGCTATTAGACAAATGGGTATTAGAAGATTAACAGGTGCGGCTATGACAAGTTTTGCGATAGGTAAAGGTATTAATGAAATATCACAATTCTTAACTAACACCACAGAATCACAGTGGGATGCGTATAAAAGATCTTCAGCTGCATCTTGGGACGCAACATCTAATTTGGTAGCGATTGAGGGTTGGAAAAATGGTGAAAGTGCTGCAATAAATTTTTCATACTTTAGTCCATACGATAGTTTATACGAACCATTAGAGGCTGCTATTGCACAAGCGCAAGCTCAAAATCTAAACCCACAAGACACCGATCAATATGTTATGAATTTAATGTTTGGTGAAAACGGACCCGTTAGAAAATTTTTAGAACCATATTTTTCTGAGCCGATTGGATTTGACAGATTTATAGATGTTACAATTAGAAACGGTAAAAAAGATCAAGGTGGTTCTGTTTACACACTATCAGATGATTTAGGAGATAAATTTACTAAATCATTTGCATATGTTCTTGATGGTATTCAACCCGGTGTTACAAAAAGTTTAGAAAAAGTTGGCAGCGCTTTATCAAAAGATTTATCCAAAGGTGGTAAGCCAGTTAATTTATTAGATGAATTAATTGCATTGTTTGCTGGTACTAGGATCATTAGAATAGATGTTAAAAAAGATCTTAGATATTTTACATCTACCATGAACAGACTACTTAGATCTGTTGATGAAACAGAAAATTTTTACAGTGTTGAAAATTTTGCTGACAAACCACCATCTGATTTAGTTAAAACTTTTGAAGATATGCAAGACGAAGCATTTAGAATACAAAAAGACATGTATATTAGAATTAAAGATTTAGAATTGTTAGATTTATCTAAATCTCAAATATATGAGATAATGAGAAAACAAGGGACACCAAGAAAAACAATTAATAATTTATTAGCTGGTAGATTTACACCAGTAAATTACTCTAAAGCTAGGTTTGAAAACAAAGTTCAGTTGGTAAAAGATCAGATGAAAAACTTGTCAGAAGAATCAGATCAATTCTTTTATTCTGCTAACAGAAGTTTCTTATTTCCACAAAGACAACTAGACAAAGTTATATCTAATTACAGTGGTAAAAAATTTTTTGAGGAAACATTTAATGAAGAAACAAAAGAGTTTGAGGGTGGTTATTATCCTGATAAAACAAAATATAAAACAAACAGTGAGGGTAGATTAGTTTATGATTCTGATGGTAATCCAGTTAAAGAACCAGGATTTATCGAAAGACAGTTTAAAAAAATACCTAAACTGTTAGAAAATATAGTATTACCTGGAAGTCCTTTTGCATCAAAACCACAAGCACCGCAGCTAGGTGATACTCCAATGCCTATGAAAATGGCTAGTAATACACAACAAAAAAGTCCAATTACTAACTTGACACGTAGTGAAGAAGCACTACTATCACCAACAGAAAAGGTAATAGCAAGTAGAACAACATAATGAAAAAAAACGCATTACAAAAAATAGAAGATCATGAAAAGCTTTGCAGGATTATGCAAAAGCAAACACATGATAAAATACATAGAATTGAGTCACAAATAAATAGACTTGAAAAAATTGTATTGGTATCAGCAGGCATGCTAATAATGGGAATGGCCAATATGATATTTATGTTATTAACAAAATAATGAAACTTTCACGTAACTTCAGCCTCTCAGAGCTTATTAAATCAGACACAGCCATCAGGCATGGTATTGATAATAATCCTAATGCAGATCAAATAGAAAAATTAAAATTACTTTGTGAAAATATTTTACAACCAGTTCGTGACCATTTTGGCAGGGTAACGGTGACCAGCTGCTTTAGGTCCCCTCAGCTGTGCCAAAAAATTAATTCGTCGATCAATAGCCAACATACCCGTGCGGAGGCGGCGGACTTCGAAGTAATGGGCACGAGCAACGCTGAGGTCTTTGACTGGATCAAAGCAAATCTAAATTGGGATCAAATGATCCTCGAGTTCTACACTCCTGGGGAGCCCAACTCGGGCTGGGTCCACTGCTCTTGGGTTGCTGAGAATCCACGTAAACAATTATTAAGAGCATTTAGAGAAGATGGTAAAACTAAATACAAACCTATTATTGGTAACGCCGTAGATTTAATTTAAAACGCATCTATATACACATTTTATTAAATCCATGACTTTAATTCTTCTCCTAAAACTTCTGATGCTATGTTTATTTTTTTACGGAGAGCTTTTACGATTTTCTCATCTACTGTCTCTTCACAGATTAAATCTACGTAAGTTACAGATTTTTTTTGTCCAATTCTGTGCGCTCTATCTTCTGATTGTAATCTTTTTTCTAGATCATATCCGTTAGAATAGTAAATTACGGTGTTTGCAGCTGTCAAAGTAATACCATAGCCGCCCGTAGAAGGCGTTCCAACCATAAATCGACACTCAGGGTCGGACTGAAATTTCTTTATGTTAGGTTGTCTTTGTTCTTGTGGTGTTAGTCCATAATAGTCAACAATGGAACCCGGACCATGGACCTTTTCTACTTCTTTTATTATGCTGGCAATATCGTGTTGATAATGAGCCCAGATAATAGCTTTACCCTCTATTTCATCTAGCACGTCCATTAATTCATTTATTCTATTATTCTTGATAACTTGAGTGGAACCATCATCAGAAGTAAAATGACCACAAGTTATTTGATGTAATCTCATTAATTGAGTTAGAGCACTAACTGTTGTAACTCGTTTACCATTAAAAAAAGCCAACGCTTCTTTTTTCATTTGATCGTAAACTTTTTGTTGTTCTTTAGTTAATTTAATTTGACGCTTCATATAAATTTTATCCGGCAAGTCTAAACAATCTTCTTTTAAAACACGATAAGAAAAAGGTTTTAATTTATCAGATAACTCAGCAAGGTTTTTAAAACCATTAACTACTTGTATTTGTCTGCCATGCATATGTAACGTTTTCATTTCTGCGTATCTATTTCTAAACGCATAATAAGATGTAAAATTTAACAACCACGTGTCTAAAAATTCACATTGTGTATATAAATCTAACGGATTTTTTGTAACAGGAGAACCAGTCATAATACGTCTATACTTTGCTATTTTACCTAAACTAACAATATTTTTTGTTCGTTTGGCTGTAGGTGTTTTAATCGTTGTAGACTCATCGATAGCCATCAAAACTTTATGTGAGTTTAAAAATTTAGACGCAAACTTAACTCCTTTATCTGTAGACAAAGCTTCAACGTTCATAATTAAAATATGTAATGCTGTTTCTATTTCAAACAAACTTTCTAGTTTTTCTTCTTGTTTTTTTGTAATATTAGACTGCCACAATACAGTCACATTCTCAATGTGTTTTGGTAGATGTGTTGGTAATTCTTGATTATACCAAGTGCCAACCACACCTTTTGGTGCAATAATTAAAGCACCATCAACTTTACCTTTATCGTAAAGCATAGACATATTATCTATCAATACTTTTGTTTTACCTGTACCCATTTCCATAAAATAAGCGTACGTTTCTTTATTCCATGACTTTTCTAAAGCAGTCAACTGATGCTTGTATGGTCTCATCCTAAATTTATAATTCATGTTTTTCTTTCTTGACTTATATATAAAGATATTTATATTGTTTGTCAATGTCAGAAAGTAGAGTTTTTGTAATACAGGAAATAGCGGGGACACAAGCAGGTAACCCTAAAATAAATATTATGGGTGCATCTGTTTATTCTTCGTCTGGTAAATTTCATTTTTTATTACCGGAATTTTCTCAAATAATTTTTTCACCTGGTCCACTTATTTATAAATTAAGACAAGGTTTAAAAAATTTTACAAAAAAAGATTATTTATTACTTACAGGTGACCCGGCCATCATAGGAGTTGCATGTTCTATTGTATCTGATATTACAGGTGGCAAATACAATTTACTCAAGTGGGATAAACAAGAAAGAAAATATTATCCTATCGAAATTAATTTATATGAGAAAGGAGAAATCGATGAGTAGAAAAATAACAATGATACAATTACAAACCGGACTATTTAAGGTTACTAAATTAAACAACGTTCCTCCTGGAATAGTTGTTGATGGAGGCATTATAGATTTTAATGAGAGATACAGTGAAGATAATTTAAGAGATCTCTTTGAATTACTTCCGAAAATGCAAATAGATTTGGAGGTCGAATGTCGATAAATTTTGAACAAGACCAACAAGATGCAATGAGCAAAACTGAAAACATTCAGTCTCTTGCAGATCAAGTTGAAAGATTAGAAGGATTACTTTCACGAATAGAAATGAGTGAAGATAATTTAAAAAATTTAAAAAAAGAATACCAACGTATCTCAGGTGAAGTCATACCAACGATGATGTCTGAGATGGGTTTAGCAGAATTAAAACTTCAAGATGGGTCACATCTTAAAGTTTCTACGTCGTATCGAGCTACCATAACGGAAGCAAATAAAGAAGCGGCGTTTAACTGGCTTCGTAATAATGGGCTAGGGGATATAATCAAAAACGAGATATCCGTATCCTTTGGTCGCAACGAAGATAACAAGGCAGCTGATTATGCTGCTCTTGCACAAGAGCGTGGGTATCAACCAACACAAAAGTTGAAGGTTGAGCCCATGACTCTTAAAGCGTTAGTCCGTGAGCGTATTGAGGCAGGTAAAGAAATGCCAACGGAACTCTTTGGGGTTTTCTCAGAGAATAAGACAACAATAAAAAGGAACAAATAACAATGAACCAAGTAGCAACAAAAAAAGAAGGAGCATTATCTACAAATCTATTTGAAGCTGATGCTAATCAAGGTGCTCAGAATATATCGCAGGAAGATCTTGCGTTACCTTTCTTGAAAATTCTGGGACAGCTATCTCCCGAAGTCAATAAACGGGATGGCAAATATGTCGAAGGCGCAGAGCCCGGCAAAATAATAAACACTGTTACAAATGAATTGTTTGATAGTATTGATGTGATTCCATGTCATTACAAAAGACAATACATTGAATGGCAAGACAGAGGTACCAGCAGTGGTGCACCTGTTGCGATTCACGAAGCTGACAGTGATATTGTGAGTACAACAACTAGAGACAAAGGTTACAAAGATAGATTACCAAACGGAAACTATCTTGAGAACACTGCAAACCATTTTGTTCTGTTGTGTGGAAAAAATCCACAGACAGCTTTGCTTTCTATGAAATCCACTCAACTTAAAGTTAGTAGAAAATGGAACTCAATGATGATGGGTATTAAAATGCAGGGTAAGAACGGATTGTTTACTCCGCCTACATACAGCCACATTTACAATCTAAAAACTGTTCAAATGTCAAACGACAAGGGAACATGGTTTGGTTGGGATGTGTCCAAAAAAGGACCTGTTGAACAGGAAGACCTTTATGGCATGGCTAAAAATTTTGCACTGAGTGTTGGTAAAGGTGAGACACAACCAAAATACGGCACTGAAGACAAAGAGGAAACTCCATACTAATTCCTTGGAATCGGGCGGCTAAGCGAGAGTGGATCCGCCCGTCATAAAATATGAATCGGTTTGTAGAAATATTCACGGGATTGGCACGTGCGCATGGTAAAACATTCGTAGACAAGAAAGGTGCCGATGGTCAAAAAATCAAAGGTAAATCCTTTGTAGTAAGAGAACCAGTCACAAATGAATTGTGGCAAAGTCACTTACAGGGTGTAGAACCTAGTCTAGGTATAATTCCAATTAACGATGACAACAAATGTAAGTGGGGTTGTATCGACATAGACTCTTACGCAGGGTTTGATCACAAAAAATTAATAAACAAAATTGATAAACTAAATTTACCACTGTTAGTATTTAGATCTAAATCAGGTGGTGCACACGTATTTTTATTTACAACAGTATTTGTCGAAGCAAAACAAATGCGAGACAAACTATTATCCATAAGTGCTGTGCTTGGATACGGCGGTTCAGAAGTATTTCCAAAACAAGTAGAATTAAAATCGAAAGATGATACAGGAAATTTTCTGAACTTGCCATACTTTAATGGTAACAACACAACGAGATATTGCTTTAATCAAAACGCAGAAGCTGTTAATCTAGATGACTTTTTTAATTTGTATGAATTAAAAAAAATTACACCAGAACAATTAGAAGCACTAGAAGTAAAACGACCAGAGTCAGAGTTTGGTGATGGTCCACCTTGTTTAGAGACAATCACACAGACAGAAATAAAAGATGGTAGAGATAGGATACTTTATCAATATATACAATATGCAAAAAGAAAATGGCCAGAAAGTTGGCAAGGAAAGATAAATGCATTTAATTATAAATACTTTTCATCACATCCAGAAGGACCGTTAGAAGATAAAATAGTACAAGGTAAGATAAAATTTAACGATGGCAAAGAGTTAGGTTTTAAATGTAACGAAGATCCTATGTGTAATTTTTGTGATAAAAATTTATGCAGGACTAGAAAGTTTGGTATTGGTGGTGAGTCTGTATTTCCAATACTATCAGATCTACAAAAAGTTTTATTAGATGAACCATACTATTGGGTCAACGTAGACGGTGATAGAGTTAAATTGGATACCATAGACTATCTTATGGAACAAAGACTTTTTAGAAGAACGGTTGCAAAACAATTAAATAAAAAACCAAAAAGAGTTACTACAAAAGAATTTGAAACATACATTGATATGCTTTTACAAGGCGTAGAAGAAGTCGATGCACCGGAAGGATCGTCAAAGATAGATCAATTAAACAATCATTTAGAAGACTATT